TGAGGTCAAAAGATGTCTTACTTATGAGGTGGCTACTCAAAAAGGAGATTGTGGATCTCCTATTGTTATCAATGATCCAAGATTGGGTCGTAGACAAATAATGGGTTTCCACTTTGCTGGTAATGGCAGAAATATAGCCTTTGCTAATGTTATAACTCAAAATGTTCTTCTAGAATGTAAAAAGGATCTTGATGATGATGTGTCTTTCCAATCAGGAAGTTCTTTTGTTAAACTTGTCAAAGAGGAAAAGGGGGCTCACAACCCTTATACTTACAGTAAAATAGTTATGTATGAACCCCTTAAAAATTCTTGTTTCCCTCAACCAACAAAAACCAGAGCTAAGTGCTTTCCCAATGAAAAGGGTGATCCTTTAGATTTAGTTTTCTCGAAGTATTTCTGTAGAGAATGGAATCCTGATGAGAATTCACTTGTTAGAGCTCAGGAAGATTTGAGCGTCTTTCTTAATGCGCAAAGCTGGAAAATGAGTGATGAAATCTTGACAGTTGGAGAAGCTATGTATGGCCTTAAGGGCTGGGGTAACCTAAACTCCATTCCTAGTGGTACCTCTCCAGGCTTTCCTTATACAAAAACTAATCCTCATATTAAAAAGAGTTTATTTCCAGAAGAAAATGCCGATCCTGTGGAAGTTAAGAAGTTCCAATTATCAGTACTTAAGATAGTAGATGATGCTCAAAATGGAATTCGCAGGGAGTGGTATTATACTCAGAATTTGAAGGATGAATTATTGCCTATTGCCAAAGTGTTAGAGGGTAAAACCCGTCCTTTCTATGGTACCCCCCTCCAACTTTACACAGCTAGTAGAATAGTGTTTGGTAGATTTGTAGATTTCTATATGACTGATTGTCTGAACAAAGACAATGCTTCCACTGTCAATCCCTATACAGACTGGATTCATTTAGTACAAAAATTGACAAGATTTTCATCTTCCTTTGATGAAACATGGGGAGATTCTGCTGATTTCTCTGCTTTTGATGCATCCAATAATCCACATATACTGCGGATTGGATTGCAAATTATTCAAGATTGGTACTCTTATCATGGATGTGATGAGTATCACGAGGCTAGAAAGACCTTGTTTCAAGAAGTCCTTAATGCCAGATTTGTGTCAAAGGATGGTTATTATGAAATGACCAGTTCTTTGCCTTCTGGAAGCTTTCTTACTTTGTTAATGAACTGTATTACACATCAATTACTGATCAGATATGCATATTTTACTTGTGTTAAGTCTGACAAATCTTTGTATTATAGTTCTTTTCATAATAATGTTTCCTCCATTGTTTTAGGCGATGACGGAATATACACCTGTCATCCTTCTGTTTCAGAGTTGTTCAATCCTTTAGCTTGTGCCGAAGTTTTAAAGCGAGTTGGTTTTGCTATGACTTCTGATACTAAAGAAGACGTGGGTGGTTGGAGAAAGTTATCTACACTCACATTTCTTAAAAGATCGTTCCTCAAAGAGAAGGATAGTTATTATGGTTCATTGTCTTTAGAAACTATCATGAATACTCCTTGCTATACCAAGAAAGGAGTACAACTTTATGACAAGATCTTTGAAGATAATGTTGTTTGGTTTTTCAGAGAACTGTCGCTTCATCAAAGAGCAATTTATTCCAGATACAGTAAAATTATGATCGAAGCCCTGAAGGAAATCGGTAAAATTGATCTTTTTCCAGATGTTTTGTTAGGACAAGCATATTGGAGACAAAGGGTAGCCAATACCGATCCTTTCTTTAGTTGTTAGATCTAAATTGTTTCTGTCACCAGGGTCGTGACCAACACAGGTGTTCATCTACCATAATGATGGGGTTGTTCCCGTAACATCCTCTCGAAAGGAGGAGAGTCTCTAGGCGGACCGCAAAAATGCCTAAACATTTGCTTTTAATCTGATTACGGCTGCGTCTTATACAAACGGAGGAAAATAAGAAGACTCAGAACGCTTATTGAAAGAACAGGCTGTGCTATTTAGCATTACTTCCAGGATGGCCTTTATTATCCAGGAACCCTCCTAGGTTCGTGATTTTTGATCCGATACGCGAACTGAATTATGGATTGCTGAAAATATTCCAAATGAAGCCCTTGTTCGTTCGCAGCAAGGCAAAGTGGAAAACTCTTCCACAACTAAAATTATGGAAGGAATTGATGTTGATGTTGTCAGACCCATCTTACAGACTTCTGTACCCTCGAATTACTTCACAGAGAGTGCAGATTCTATTGACTCGGACATCAAACGATATCTTTCAAAACCCGTTGAAATGCTTGTGGGCACTTTCAATGGTTCTGATGGTCCTTTAACTTTTGCTCCCTGGATAGATTTTCCAAGAGCACTAATAAAGAAGGATCTCTATTATCAAAAGCTGAAAGGGTATTTAGGCTTCAGGGCCACTATACATCTTAAGCTTCAAGTGAATGGACAGAGATTTCAACAAGGCAGATATATGTTATGTGCTGTGCCGGTAGCCGGTGCGCCACTTAGTGGTAGAACTTCTGGGTATGCAGATTACCATGCTGTTTCTAAAGTTCAGAGATCACAATTGCCTCATGCAGAGATAGATATTGCTACTCAAACTTCTTGCGAATTGGTGTTGCCTTATTCATCTGTTTATGATTATTACGATATGCAACTATCTGCTCCAGACACAAATACTCCGACCACTCACTTGGTTCGTATATTTCCTTACTCTAGTATTGAATCGGCTTCTTCTACTAATGCTAAATTTACGTTATGGGCTTGGTTTGAAGATATTGAATTAATCGGACAGGCCCTCCCTGTTGTTTTCCAATCTAATCTCAACAAAAGCCAACCGGCTAATGAGGAAGCTAAGAAAGCAAATATAGGACCTGTTGAATCGGTAGCTTTGGCTGTGAGTAAAGCCTCAACCATTTTGGGTAAAGTTCCAATGTTGTCATCATACACAACACCGATTAAATGGGTTAGTGACAGCGTTGCGGGACTTGCCAATATCTATGGCTGGAGCGCTCCAAGAGATAGTTCCCACACCACTAGAGTGAAACATAATGTGTATGCTTTTGCTACAAATGTTGACAAATATGATAATTCTATGCCATTAGGCCTTACAACTACAAATTCTGTCAGTGTTTTACCTGGTGTTGGAGGAATCAACTCAGATGATATGGACATAGTCTCTTTGTGTTCCAGATTCAGTTGGATAAAGTCCGAAACCTGGACGACTGGCTTGGGTGAAGGTAATTTGATCCTATCTTTGAATGCTGGAATGTGGCCAATAACTCCTTTGACTGCTATTTATCCGGCACCATCTTCCGGTACTATTACTCTTTACCATTATAGTCCTGCTCAGTATGTTTCTACTCATTTCGCTTTTTATAGAGGAAGTATTGTTTTTAGACTGAAATTCGTTAAGACTGAGTTCCATTCTGGTCGTATTTCTATTGAATTTAATCCCACCTCTTCTGATTACTCTTCTGCTCTTATTACTGATGATGTTGCTCCTTATTTATACAGGGATATAGTTGACATTAGAGGTTTAGTAGATTATACATTTGAGGTTCCTTTTGTTCATAATTCTCCCTATCTTCCCACAGACTTTAATGTTTCCAACTATGGTAAGATTGAAGTTAGGGTTGTAGATCCTTTGATTGCTCCCACTTCCGTGGCTCAATCTATAGGGGTTATTGTTGAACATGCTTGGGGGGATGACATTGAGTTTGCTGTTCCTAACAAAAAGTTATCTTGTGCTTTCGATGATAATGCTATCGTTTTTGAGAGCGGTTTCCCTACTCTTGGGGGAATGAAGAGAAGACAGGCTCAATTGGATACAGCAGAGGCTTGTATAGGTGAAAAGATAGTCAATTTGAGGTCATTACTTAAAAGATTTGTCTCAACTCCTAAGAAGACTGTCTCCCCTCCCACGTCCACTGGTACTCTCTCTGAGGTAATGCCGTTTGGAGCTGAAGGTATAGAAGAGACTGGTTTGACTTTTTCTGTGGATAGGTATTCAGATGTTTATTCTGAATTTTGTCACATTTTCACATATTCTCGGGGAGGAGTTAGGTGGAAAATCTATAGTGATGCTGCTACTAATCTTAGAGCTATTTTGGCAAAACTTATGTATTATGGAGTCAATGTTTCTAAGACAAAGCTCATTCTTACCACTTCTTCGCCTTCAGTATCTGGTTCTGATGGATGGACAACTAATTCATGTGCTTACGCCATTGATCAGTCAATGTCTCAGTCAGGTAACCAATTTATCGAAGTTGAGATTCCTCAGTACTCTATGACCCATTCTAGAGGAAATATTTTTTACATATCGTCAACAAACATGCCCTATTCTTATGTTCCTCGTGCTTCAAACAATTTATTTTTACAAGTAAACGGTTTCAGGCCTAATGAGCAAAATAGATCAGGTGTGGCGGCAGATAGACTCAATTTTATGAGAGCTGGCGCTGACGATTGTAATTTCATCGGGTTCATCTCTATACCTTTAATGGTTAGAGATGGGCTCGATGTTGCCTGAGTCGCTTAGCGGCTCAGGCAAGTTTGACGAACTATAAAGTTATGCACCCCTGGCTTAGTGGTTTCCTAGGTGCTACAAGAAATTCCTCCACCTCGAAAGGGAATGTTCTTGGCGTATTGAATACGTTCTGATGCAATAGCAATGTATGTTCATTGAAATATTGAGGGGAGAACCCTCAATATGATATTAAATAGTTCATTGTGCATCCACGTTCAACTACAACTTGCG